CAAGCGCAAGGTTATACCTAGGATCACGTGGTTGTATACAACGTGGTGCCTTGGTTGGATTAACCTTTTCACACTTAACAAACGCCACACTAACAGCATCTTTACGCGACACACAATTTTGTTGCAGGCTTTCCATGGCTTGTGTGTAAATTGCCTTCTTACGACCCTTGTACATCTCAACAGTATCGTTGAGGGAAACAGGGGTGGCTCGTTTTAACTTACTACACAATGCCGATCGGAATTCAAGCAACGTATCGTTAACGTCTTTGTTGCTGGGATTGGGTGGTTCAACAAATTCACCCTTGACCTCACAGAAGTACATGCGTGTTAATAACGCAGTCTTCAATGTGTTAATATCTGCGTTGTTGATACGCAAATTGAGTTCTGGTCCGACATTGCTAATACAATACAATGTACGGATGGTTGGCACCGCTGTGTGCTTAGTTACCACCAGATCGGGATGAGTCAAGCTTGTATCATGACTCAACCCTGGCAACCGCACCAAGCGCCCTCAATTGAGATTGCCCATATTGACACGACTGCGTGCATCAACTGCATACGGACGTGACAACATGTCGCTCACATCAATTTCATCCTGAGATGGGATAAATACTCCCTTCAGAATTGTATTGATGACTTGTACCTGATGTGTTGGTCGCACTCCATGTGCTTCCATAATACTGCGCGCTAAACGTCTGACCACAGCGACATTAGCATCACGGTATACAGGGGTACCGAGCTTCATTTTAATCTCAGCAATGACTGCACCAACGTAGTCATTACGGAGACTCTTCTTGTGCGGCAGACGTCGATGACGACGATCCTTGACCAAACTTTGATCATGTTCGACACCACCAACGACACTCTCTACCTTATCGGCTTCTATCACAATTGTGACACAATCATCGTTAAACGATTCGTCACTAGTGATGAGTGTATGCGCTAATACATCGCTATCGCAATGCAACTTAGCAGCTTCCGCCTTATCAGTATACCAATAGAGGTAGCCACGAAGCCAGCGCCAGTACGGGCGGATTCGAAACCACATCCAGAAGTAACCGCAAATCAAATAGATTGCAACGACAAGAAGAAGGGCAACCATTGCTACCCAGAACAAGATGTCATAAGCGCCTAATACGCTTACGTATAACTCATTCACATAGTAGCAAATAATTGAATACATAGCAGAGATAAATTCTTTAGTAGACTCAGTGTAGCTTGGGAAGGCTTGGCTGGGCATATCATACGTGGTCACATATGAAAGCCCAATATCGCGAAATCTTTTAGTTGTATCCATGGTTGAGAGTAATTAATTTGGGGAACATATTTATCGTAGTATGCAACGTATAGAGACAGACTATAACTGGCATGAGTTTAAACTCCTCATACACGAGCTTGCACTTGCCCCTCCTACGCAAGTAACTGTGCTGACTACTCAGCCCCTTTGACTCCTTGG